GGTGGATCTCTGAACATACAGAATATTCTCATATTCCAACTCATCGTGGAGAATATGTACCACTTGCTCAGATGAGTTTATTTCCACCAAAACATCCGCATTATTGTACTCTTTTGCCACTTTATATATCACATTTGGGTATAAAAGTGGACTAATTTTGTTGTTCCTATACTTACCCACAACTATATACGGAAACGATGTGATATCAACAATAATAAAGGCAGAATAATCTCCACCCACGCCCTTTGCTGTATCTGCAACGATTACATAGTTGTTACCCTTGATTGGAGTTGCTGCTATATCCAACCCGTCCTTCATATATAGAAAGTCCTTGGGCACCAACTTACCATAGATATCTGCAGAGATAAGTGTCAGTGAAGATCCAAGAAAGGTACACAAAACCTCCTGCGCAAACTTGGTCTCACCCAGCATGTCCTTCTGCTTCCTTGCCCACTCGTCATCTCTATTTGGATGCTCCGAGTAGTGAACCTGTACTGGCGTGAACCCATTAGTGCCTGCCTCTGCACCCTGCCAGAAATGCCAGAAGTGGTTATATCCAAGTGGTGTTGAGGTCAGGATAATCTTGGAGGTCTTGCCGGAGGAGATAGTTGGATAGGTGGAAGTGAAGAATTCCTCGGCAACTGTATTGGGAATAATTGCAACCTCATCAATGTATAGTAGGTTCACAGACCTACCCCGAATACCGGAGGTCGAGGTTGCTGCCGTGAATACTATGGAACCATTCTCAAGTTTTATATCACCCTTGTTATAGGTTGAAACTCCTTGCTGCAACCAGGATGGTAGATACTCATACATCTGCTGATACCTGGATAGAATTTCCCGTGCCATTGCTGCCTTATTGGCAAGGATGGCAACTGTCTTATTATCATTGAATATGGTGTAATGCAGAATATATGCAGCAACAGTCTGGGTCTTGCCACACTGTCTCGGTTGCATACTGACAACCAAATTCTCGTTATGTATGGTATTGATAAACCGGATCTGATAATCATATAGATCAAACGGGACCAGTCCGTGATCCAGCGATATGATCTTACAGTAATTCGTGATGAAATATACTGGATCAGTCTTACACTTTACATATTCCTTTACCTGCTCTTCGGTAAATTGAACCGAAACATTTGTTGCCTTAACATTCGAATTATTATTATAAACCTTTAACATCAAAATCCTTCTGTCCAATCCTCTGCAATAATAGTTCCTGTTGTTACATCCCCTGCAACTGCATATGAAGCAGGTGCCGGTCCAGATGTCGTGACAGCAATAGTATCAATAATACCAGATCCAGTGACTGGACCAAATAGATTCGCCTTTATTGTAAAGTTCAATGTATATGTAACAAATCTCCGTGTCTGAAAATCGCCATCATAGTCATCCTGCACATTCACAGAATTCAAAATGATTGGAATGTCCAGCACAGTATGAGTTTCTGGTATGACTTCAACAGACAAAGTATATTCCGGGGAAAACCTTGGTAGAATCTGTTCGATGATCTGCAATGCGTCTTCCTGAGTTTTGGTCAGGATATACATTGAGATATCGATATTGTATGGCACTGGAACAAATGTGCCAGTCATAGAACCAGTCTCATAACACTTGATCTGATTCATACGATTTAATTTTCTGGCAGGATCATAGGTCATGCCAGTTATCTCAAATGCTATTCGTGGCAGCAGAATGAATGTATGCTGATCCAATGTTGGATCCTGTTCAATTCGCACAACCCATTTTTCCTTGCATGAATACGCAATGGGCACAGCAATGGTCTGCTCCAGTGTGCCATCGACACTACCATCGGACCTGCGTTCTATTTTAATGTTGCTGAATAGATTACCAAAGGAAACAATTACTTTCCTGATGATGCCATGGTAGAATGGAGTATTGATTAGCACGGATTAGTCCCAAGCACCATCAGGTGTCATTTGCCAAGCACCATCTGTAAATATAACAGTAATAATAGAAGCATCAGTACCTAAAAATACATTAGAGTAGTTCGGCAATTTAAAAATTTGCTCCGGGGTTTTCCATCGAGCATGGGCAAATTTTACAATTATAGTGTCTGCGTCCGTTGCAGCATTATCTAAGACAAAGTAACAGATCTGCCCTTCAATTCCATCTGCCAGTGAATACCAACCAGATGTTAATTTATGCACCACGTTAGATAACTCAAGCGCCACCTGATCAAGACTCGTTCCACCAGGTCCATATGAATTAGTTTTAAGATTTATATTTCCTGTGTACAATTCAGTAAAGTTACTATTTACCTTGGTAAATGCCGCACGAATTGTATCCCCAGAACCATCATTTGGCACGGTGCCAATTCCAATAATTTGTTTTGTCATTATATTTTATCCGATGTTATTAAGTTTGAATCTGCATGAATTATAGTTGAATCTGCAGTGTATGAAATTGGAGTATATATTATCTCATCGAACGGATTACCCGAATCAAAGGTAAATGTACCTGCCTGATTGGCAAATTTATTATTATCACCATATGATTGTGGCACATCAATATCTATTCCAACAGTAACAGTTGCAGTTGCATTACCCTCTATAGAAATAGTTGTGTCATCAAGATATCCAACTCCACTAATATCAACAGTTATTGAAGATACACTTCCATCAGTTATGTGGGCAGTTAGTTGTGCGCCAGTACCAATACCATTAACAGTAATTACCGGAGTGAGTATATAACCAGATCCACCATTTGTCAATGTCACAGTTGTTATTCCACCAGTTTCATTTACATGTAGATCGGTTGAGAATGTCTTCAATGTTTCAAAGACATCTATCTCAGGTATACCCGTATCCATCCGTTCACTGCTGTACTGGAATAATTCAACTGATAACTTATACACATACAGTTTACCCAGTTGATAGAATGGATCCTGATGCTGAACGAATTTAATTTCGAATAGACCACCAGTCAATGGGAAGTATAATAGATCACCCTCAACTGGACGATTTGGTAATTGTCCAATATCATATTGACCCACTAATTGTTCCCACCTACGTCTGGACACAGTGAGTGTGGCAGATTGTTCCATCATCAATCCAAACTTCTGGATCATTGCTCCTTGACCTTCAAATCCATCAACACTTTCTAAATACATTTCAATTGGAAAGGCAGCATTGAATGTTGATAGTCTGTCCTCTCCCAATATCTCATCCTTGGCAACCAGTGTGCGGGGAATATAGGTAAAGTCCTGCCCCCAGATCTGTATCGATTCCACTATCAGATCTTCGAGCAGATACTGTTCGTTGCCAGTGCCCTGAGTGAAATATACATTACGTGCCATAAATTCCTAGCCCATGAAGAATTCGAGTGGTGCGCTCTTATTCATAAGGTCATCTTCCAATTCTTTTATTTCACTCATTGCTTCTGTATACAATCCGTCACCATCAATGGTAACTCCACCTGGTAATTGCATACCGGAGAATTTCTTCAAGTTTGTTGCCCATTGTTTTTTGAACTGCGCAGTGACATAATGTTTCAACCAAGGTTCCCGCCAAATCTTTTCAAACTCTGCTGGATCAAGTGCACGATAGCACTCAACAATAACATAGTGTCCTATCTCCACATCTGCTGTCCAGTCTAGGTCAAGGTACAATCTGTCCTGCATACGGTTGAACCTGTATACAATGTGACCATTCAATATTAGATCCAGCAACGATAGGTGACTCATCACAGTGCTGTAATAGATAATACTGGTTGATGATAGATCGTACAGATCATTCAACCGCAATTGATATTGTAAATCAAATAAACTCTTTGAACTACCGGACCCAGTAACGATTGGCAGCACTCGTGTAATACCATATACCATTGGTGATATTGGTATCCACTTATTTGTAATGTCGTCCTGCGTTACCATGTGCTTCAAGTATAATTTCTCGATACCATCATAGTGGTATAGACGGAAGTATTCCAGTGCATCTGTGATACGGTCTTCAAGTTGCTCATCGTCCACGTTGATTTCTAGGACTGGGGCACCAAGTGCACGTAGACAGTATTGTTTCAGTCCTTCACGGGAAGTGATTGCCATATAATATCCTTATTATTTCGGACAGCAGTATGCCCGATCTGTACTAGACCATGGCAAGTAAATTTGGTTGGAGGATTTTACGATCACTGTTTTATCATTTTTATATAAGTGAGACTGAGGGTGGTGCCTTTTACAGCACCACCCAGCAGTAGTTATTTCATATATTTATACATCTTTTATAGCACTACCCAACGACTTCCAGCAGATACTGAAATAACAGCACCACCAGTCATCGTCAATGGACCGCAACTTGTTGCATTTGATCCAGCTGGAATAGTGTATGAAGTACCAACAACATTGTTATTAAGAATAAATCCAGTACCTGCAGAACCAACTGCAACAGCACCTGTTGGCCCTGTTGGCCCTGTTGGCCCTGTTGGCCCTGTTGGACCTGTAGGACCTGCAACGGTAGAAGCAGCGCCTGTTGGACCTGTAGGACCTGTAGGACCTGTAGGACCTGCAACGGTAGAAGCAGCGCCTGTTGGACCAGTAGGACCTGCAACGGTAGAAGCAGCACCTGTTGGCCCTGTTGGACCTGTAGGACCAGTAGGACCAGAAATCGCAGCAGCAGTAATTGCAGCAGCGACAAACGGTTGAGTTGCAATTGCAACTTCTTCATTCGTTTGACCAACTTTCCAAAGACCTGCGGTTTCATCCCAAACAATACGTTGACGTCCTAGATCACCACGGTCAATATCAAGACCGGAGTAACGCAATGAAACCCCAGATCCATTCTCACCCTTATTCAAGGTAATAACATTGTCCTTGATTGCAAGGTCGGTTGTATTTACTGTAGTTGTTGTACCGGTAACTGTCAATCCACCTGCAATAGTTAAACTACCAGATACTGTAGCAGCACCAATAATAGCAACGGTTGGTGCAGTTAGAGTAACTTGTACGCTAGATGTCAAACGTGTGGTAGATCCAAGTCCTTCGGATTGGATTAATACATCAGCATTTGTGCCATTTGTTTTTACTGTTGTTGCGGTTGCAGAATCGAGTATAGTTTGACCAGTTCCAGATGTTGCAATCCTTATACCCTGATTAGGATCAGCAGAGATTTGGATAGTTTGTGCGGAAGAAGATATTACTGGAACACCATCGATATACAAAGTATTTGCACCAACAAACATTTCATCCGTGTAAATTGCATTGAATTTATGTGTCGGAGAACCAATACTAGAAACGCCGGTCACCGCCGGTAAAATATCACCATTGACGGTCAAATCATCTAGCGCAAATGCCAGAGAAGATGATCCACCGGCCGCTGCTATCCGAGCGTTTGTCTCAACTAGCACCTTTGCAGTCGCATCGCTTGATGCAGTAGAAATTGCAGAGGTTACAGAAGATGCCAAAGCAACTGGTGCATCATTTATTGTCAGCGAACTTCCAGATTTCTTTAAACTTAAAGGACTTGTTGTACCCAATGATATTTCTTCAGTAACTCCAAGAGAAACTGAATTTAAATATTGCACAGAGAACATTACAACTGTACCAGTGATAGCAGATGTTAAATTAATTGTGCAAGAATTTGCATCTACTATTGTTCTATTTGCAACGACCAGATTATGGGCACTATCGTACACAAAGTATACGTAATCATTCGTATTAAAATTGTGAACTACGTTCCAACTACTACTTGCTGCTCCTTGAGTGTGAACGTATGATGCTCTTCTTTCTGCTGCAAGACCAATTGGCATCCATGTGTAAAATTCACTTTGATCATTTAGTTTTGAATATATGTAAGTAAGGTGATCAACAACCACCATAGTGCGAGGAGCTGGATTTGCTGGAAATCCAGAATAGTTATTTTCAAAACTGAGATCTCCTGCAAGACTCAATCCTGTTAAAACTCTAATATGTTCTGACATTGTTTATCCTATTTTTGAAGTCGGTCACCAATTGTTTTGGCTCCAACGAATAAAACTTGCCCATTTAAGGCTCTGTGTATCAGCATCAATAAATGATACTGTTGCGATATGAAATCAATTTTTTCAGTATCGGTGAATTCATGTAGTTTTAGTTTTTGTATATTGGATTGTATTTTTTCAACCCATTCGTAAATATATACATTATGCCTACTTTGAATCATTTGATTTTCTCACTAAAAATTCAGCGTGGTCAAAAAATTGTTTCATAAATGCAACATCATTGGTGTATTGATTCTTAACGCCAATATCAGAAAAGTCTGAGACTTTAGCATTATCCTTGAGGATATCAAGACATACATCTATTTGTTTAATTGTATCGTCAAATGTATTTAATGAACCTATCCAAAAATTTGGCATTTGTTTCATATATCCACCTTGTGCGAGAAAGGGGTGGGAATTTCTTCCCACCCACCTATTCAACTATACTATTATAGATTTGTCATTGACACAGCAGACACTCTAATATGACTTGCTTCTGTCAAATAAACTGTCATTACATTGCCGCTAGTGTGTTCGACAGACACGATATCGTTATGATATAGGTTATCGGAACGCTTAACTAGAACTGTGAAGTTAATAAAGTCAGAATTCAAACTATGTGTAAAGGTATGTGTTGTCGCAGCAGAACCAGACTGGAATGTTGCATTACCAGCATTGATATCTGTACGAATCTGACTATCAGCAGCGATACGAGCAGCAGCTTCTGTATCAATACGACCACCTAGAGCAACTTCAGCAGCGCGGGCAGTAGATGCTTCAGTAGCAACAGCAGTAGTTAGAACACCATCAGCAGCGATACGAGCAGCAGCTTCTGTATCAACACGACCACCTAGAGCAACTTCAGCAGCACGGGCAGTAGATGCTTCAGCAGCATCAGCAGCAGCACGGGCAGATTCTTCAGCAGCAACACGGGCAGTTAGAACACCTTCAGCAGCACGGGCAGTAGATGCTTCAGCAGCAACAGCAGTAGTGCGGTTATTGGTTTCTGTTAAAACAGCAGCAGTGATAGAACCAGAACCAGAACCTTCAACTGTATCTAAACGACCAGTAATTGCAAGTTCAGCAGCACGTGCTATAGTTGCTTCACCAGCAACTTTGAAAGCAACAGAACCAGGTGTTTCAGCAGTGTTGTTTAGTAGAGTAACTGCAGTGGTCAATACGCCTTCAGCACCAGTTGCACGTGTTGTTTCAGTTGCTAGATCATCGGCAATTGCTTCTTCAGCACCAGTAGCACGAGCAATTTCATCTGCTAGATTTGAACCAGCACCAGAAGAAAGGTTATTGATCGCAGTTTGAAGACTACCATCTGCAGCTTGGAATGCAGTTACAAGTTCTGACAAACTGTCGAGAGATCCCGGAGTAACATTGCTTAGAACATTATCAATACGTGTACCGAGTGCAGATTCAGCATTGGTCGCACGTGTTGTTTCTGTCTTAACTGCCTTGGCAACAGAACCAGTAACTGTATCAGCATCATTCAACAATGCAACAGCAGCAGTTAGAGTTGCATCATCAGATGCACGGGTAGTTGCTTCAGCAGAAACAGCAGCAGCACGGGCAGATTCTTCAGCAGCAATCCGGTTAGTTGCTGTTGTAATAGCAGCAGCACGAGTAGTTGCTTCTAAACCCTCAGCAGCGATACGTAGACCTTGCTCTGTAGAAGCAGCAGTTGTACGGGCAAGTGCTTCAGCAACGATAGCAGCGTCACGGGCAGCAGCTTCTGTATCAACACGACCACCTAGAGCAACTTCAGCAGCGCGGGCAGTAGCTGCTTCAGCAGAAACAGCAGTAGTACGGTTTGTAATTTCAGTTGCAAGAGCAGCAGCAGTTGCATCACGCTGTGCATCAACTTCATTGATAGCAGCAACAATGGTTAATTTGTCAACAGTGGTTAGACTTGCAAGTGTACCAATATTGCCATTTACTTGACCTTCAACTGAAGATACGCGTGTATCTAATGCAGAGTCAGCAGCGATACGAGCAGCAGCTTCTGTATCAACACGACCACCTAGAGCAACTTCAGCAGCACGGGCAGTAGATGCCTCAGATGTTAGATTTGTGGTTAGTGTGCCTTCAGCTATTTCAGCACGGTCTTTTTCTGTCTTAACTGCCTTGGCAACAGAACCATCAACGGTATTGACACCGTTGATAACTGCTAGTGCTGTTTCAACTTCTGCTAGTGTATCAAATGCACCAGATACAGCACCTTTAATTTCTTCTTTGGCAGCATTGATTTGTCCAGTAACGGTAGCTGCAAAATTTGCATCATCGGCGATTGCTGCAGCAAGTTCATTTAGTGTGTTTAGAAGACCTGGTGCTGCGTCAACTAGATTTGCAACTGCAGTATCTGTATATGATTCTGCGGTAGCCAAAGCAGCGGCAACATCGCCAGCTGTCTGATGTTCATATGCTGTGAGAACACCACTAGCATTTAATGCTGTAAATTTTAGTTTTTTGGTTGTAGAATTATACCAAACTTGTCCAGCAGCAGAAAGTGGACTTGGATCTGATTCACGGACTTCTACGTTCAGGTTGGTGATACTGGCGCCAGTTGCTAACGTAATTCCGTGGTAAATTGGGTATGACATTTGTAATTCCTTATTATAGTTGTAAATTATTGCATCCTAGACAGCCATGACAAAATTTATAATATAATAACTGCTCAACCTACAGAATTTCAATATCTGGAGTACCCGAGACCTCAAAGATTACATCAACAAATCCCTTCATTGCA